CGACCTGCCGACCTGCCGACCTGCCGACCTGCCGACCTGCCGACCTGCCGACCTGCCGACCTGCCGACCTGTCCTAATTCATTATCTGATAGTGACTTAGGTTCTAGTATCAGGGTGCCGGGTGCCTGGATCACCGAAACATAGCTTTAACCTTTTCGGGTGGTTCAATAGGGGTGGGAACCTAGACGCTAGATGCTAAGACTCAAAAACGCCCGTATAATTACTATAATCGGACTTGATTCGCTGATTTTCTAGGGCTCTCGGACCCTGGACCCTGGATCCGCCTGGACCTAGACTCTTGGCTCCCGGCCCCTAAGATGTTAATCTACATTGATTTTGTTATCATTAACGTCTAGGGGGAGGGTTTTAATTGTATCGAATGTGAGGATTGTAGCGGCTGTGCCGCGGGCCCTGGTCAGACGTTAAAATACCCCTAATTTTTGAACCAATGATTTTAATATTTAGTCCAAAATAAAAATTCTGAACAAAATACACAAAACTACCGTAATTAATAGTAGATGGCGTATTGTGATTTTAGAATCAGACCAAATTTCAAAATCATAATGTTTGAAGCTAAATGGGAAAGAATCTCTGATCTTGATGATCCACGCCGATGCCACGGCATTATAGGCGGTAAAAGTCAGTGTATAAATAAGGCCTGTGAAAATAGTAATTTTTGCCCAGCGCACGGCGGTAATACCGGTGCCCAGGCCGCTGAGAGAAAGGCCCTCCGGAATTATAGATTAAATAAATTTCACCAAAGAATCGGGGAGCTTGGCTCCTCAGATGAAATTATTTCTTTACGTGACGAGGTAGGTATTCTCCGATTACTTATTGAAGAGAAACTAAATCAGTGTCAAGATACCTCTCAGTTACTCTTAATCTCTGGTCCACTTTCCGATTTGATTATGAAATTAGAAAAAGTGATTGTTTCATGTAATAAATTAGAAAGTCGACTAGGTAATCTTCTCGATAAAACTGAAATTATTAATTTCGCACAATTTGTTGTTGATGTAATTAGCCGCTATGTTAAAGATGATGTAACTCTTGAAACCATTTCCAAAGAAATAATTGGAGGAATACAGAATGTTACGACTAATCCGACGATTGCGGGGTAGATGGTTAGTTTGGCGTGGTACTATGAAAGTGTTACGCGGTAGTTATTTACTTACTAAAGGTTATTATTTATTAAACCAATGAAAAGAAGAAAAAGAGACCGAACAATGGAATCAAAACCACTAGTCGCTAGTAAAACAATTTGGGTAAATGTAATTGGTGGCCTAGTTACTATTCTCACTGTGATCGGTGAAATTAGCTTTGTACCACAATCCTGGGTTCCTTGGCTTGTTGGTGGTTTGGCTGGCGCTAACTTACTACTACGCTATATTACCAAGCAGCCAATTAGCGGGGTAATTAATGCGAAGTAGAAGATTCTTTTCAACTGAGCGTTTAGACAAACGAATTAAAATCAGTTCTAATCGAAAATGGATTTTTATTAGTATTGCGACTGTTGTAGTATGTATTACCACTATTTTCCTTGTTCTAAAATTCTTTTAAGGAAACAATAATGAAGAAAGTATTCCTTCTCTTTCTTTTGCTTTTTGCGGGTTGTGTAAAAGAAGTACCAGTACAAGTACCGATTGCACAAATTATTGAAAATAATACACTTCAAAATTATCTTGATGCAACTTGTCGTGTAAGAGCAGGTAATTCAGGTGGAAGTGGAGTATGTTTTAGTATTACTAATAATAATATTCTTGTTTTAACTAACCGGCATGTTGTCGGTAATAATAAGAATGCAACCGTACAATTTTGGTATAATGGACAACCTGGTAAAATTTATGCTGGCACCGTAGTTAAAGTGGCCCCTATTGACATGGCTGTTATTATGGTAAAAGATGTTAAACAATTACCTAAGGCTATTCCAATTAGTAATGTGGCCCCTAAGAAGAGTGATGTTATTTATACGGTAGGTCATTCAAATGCAAGTTGGCCTAAGTTACTTGAAAGTAAAATTGATGATTTTGTAACCGGGGGTGCTTATAATACGGAACAACATAATTTTATTTTTAATCCAAAAGGTATTGGTGGTCAAAGTGGCTCAGGTGTATTTAAGGATGGTTATATCGTTGGATTACTTTGGGGTAGCAAAAATAATACTACTATCGCAATTACTTGCACCGATCTTTTGAAGTATGTAAATTATCAAAATTTATTTATTACGGCAGATTGGTGTAATGTTTGTAAAGATATGTTGCCAATTATTAATAAATTAAATAAGGAAGGTTATAATATTCAAATTGTTGATTATAAAAATTATTCAACAAAAATGTTACCATTATTTATTAATAAGTCAAATAAACAGTTGTTTGGAGTACAGACAGAAAAGACTCTAAGAGAATTTTACAATGGCAAAGAAAAAGTGGATCGCGGGAGCGATCAAAAATCCAGGCGCTCTGACAAGAAAAGCTAAGCGCGCTGGCATGTCTCCAGCTGCTTACTGTGCGCAAGCAAACTTATCTAAAAAATCAAAAAAGCAATGCGCCTTACGCAAAACATTAATGAGTTTTTAATAATGAGTGAACTTTTAATTATTTCAATGGCTGTTACATCAATTGCAACAACAATTACTTTATCATCGTTATTTAGACCGCTTAGAAAATTAATCAAAGGTAAGTTATTCCATTGTCCATATTGCCTAAGTCACTATTTAGCTTTTATTGGTTCTGTTTTAATTAGTAACTCTATTCTTAATTTTATAATTAACTCCTTTGCTATTGTTACGGTAGCAGGAATATTTACCTTACCTTTAGTCATTTTACTGGAGAAACTTGATGCCAACCATTCAAATTAGATTCTTTCTTCGTAGAGTAGCTCATTGTTGTTCTGGCGCCGCGTAAAAGGTATTTACTTTGCACGATCTAGCTAAATTACTACACGAAAGAGTGGCGGCTGGCATCAAACGTACTACCATTACAACCCCCAGCCGTTGGGCACGTACATACCGTACAATGGGTGCCCCATTTCCAGGTCCATGGACGCCAGAACCGGCACCGTGGACTCTGGAAATGCATGATTCCAAAGCTCCAATTAATATTGGACAAAAATCAGCACAAATGGGTTATTCGGAAACACTTCTTAATGTTACGTTATTTAAGATTGATGTTGAAAGAATTGATTGCCTTTACATTTTACCAGCTAAAACACCGGATGCTACTGAATTTTCTGCTGCTAGATTCGATGTTGCTCTAGAATTATCACCACATTTAAAGGGTTTATTTTCTTCGGTAAAGAATGTGGGCCATAAAAGAGCTGGGTCCGCTAATCTTTATATTCGTGGTAGTAATTCTAGATCATCATTGAAATCAATTCCAGTTGCATTTATTGCGTATGATGAATTTGATGAAATGAATATGAGAAACTTATCATTAGCTGAAGAGCGTACATCAGGACAAAAAGAATCACAAAGTTGGAAAGTATCAACGCCAACTATACCTGAGTATGGAATTAATTTAGAGTTTAATACTTCAACACAAGAACGTTATTTTTTTAAGTGCCCATATTGTGGTAAATATGTTGATTTAACTTGGCCTGAGTCAATTGTTATAGTTGGTGAATATGCAACTGATCCTAGAATCGTTGAAAGTCACATTATTTGTAAAGAATGTAAACATAAATTAGAACACGAAGATAAAAGAGAATTTCTTAGAGCAAAAAATGATGGTGGGACTGGTATTTGGATCCCAAAAAATGAAGATATTATTAAAAGAGGCTTTTATATTAATCAATTATATTCAATTGCAAGGCCAGCATTTGATGTTATAGCTAAATATTTCAGTGGTTTAACAGACAAAGCAAGTGAACAAGAGTTCTTCAATAGTAAATTAGGTTTACCACATATTGTTGATGGTGCAAAATTAGATGATGAACAAATTAATTCATGTATAACAACTGAAAAACCAAGTGATTTTAATATCATAACGATGGGTGTGGATCAAGGTAAATGGCTTCACTATGAAGTAGTGGGTTGGAAGTTTACAAAATTAAGTAATGATTTAAATATTTCAGCTGAGGCATTTATTTTAGATGCCGGTAAGAAGGTTGATTTCACTGAACTTGACGTATTAATGAGACAATGGCAAATTATGTCTGTTGTAATTGATGCACAACCGGAAAGACGCCTAGCTTATGAGTTCGCATGTCGTTTTTGGGGCCATGTTTTCTTATGTTTTTATGCTAGAGGTCAGAAAAGTAGAGATATTACAGTAAATCGTGATCTAGATCAACATACTATTACGGTTGATCGTACTTCTTGGCTTGATCTTGCTCTTAATAGATTTAGAACTAGGACAATTCACCTATCTCCGCCAAGCGAAGAATATCGGGAACATATCAAAAATATTACAAAACATTATAAAAAAGTTGACGAGGATGTAGTTAGCGAATATTTGAGTAGAGGACCAGATCACTATGCTCATGCTCGTTGTTATAATGAAATTGCACTACCATTGGCAGCTAGTTTAACAACAAATCAAAATGTCAGGGTCTTTCTATGAAATTAGTACAACACCCTGAGTACTGGGCAAATATTCATTATTGGACAAAGTTTAGATATGTTTGGGTAGGTGGTGAAGAATTTCGTGAACAATATCTTAAAAAATATAGTGTACGTGAAAGTCAAGAGGATTTTAATTTAAGAAAACCAATTACTCCAATTCCATCTTTTGCTTCAGCCGCGGTAACTGATATTAAAAATGCTATTTTTCAACGAATGAGTGATATTGTTCGATCAGGCGGTAGTGAAGATTATCAAAAAGTAATTGGCGGTGAATTAGGTGGTGTAGATTTACGTGGATCAACTATTAACTATTTTATAGGAAATGAAGTATTAAGTGAATTGCTTTTTATCGGAAAAGTTGGTGTTTATGTTGATATGCAACAATTAACTGGGTATGAAAGTTTAGCCGAAACACAATATACCCACCCCTATTTTTATGTTTACAAAGCTGAGGATATTATTAATTGGCGTTTATCAAAAATGGGAGATTATCATGAATTTGATTTATTACTTCTAAAAGAGCGGATACTTAATTATACTGATGAAGGTTTACCGGATCAAAGTGTAGAAGCCTATCGGTTACTCACTCGTACACCAGAAGGTGTATTAGTTCAATTTTTAGATGTAAATGGGGTAGAAACTAGCCGTATTCAATTAAATATTCCTAAGATCCCATTTGTTATTTTTGAACTCAATCAATCATTATTACAAAATATTGCGGATCATCAAATTGCCTTACTTAATTTGGAATCATCTGATATTGCATATACTTTGAAATCAAACTTCCCATTTTATGTAGAGCAACAAACCAAGATGACTTCTCCACATCTTAAAAGTGAGGAGAGTACAGATAAAAGTGAAAATGAAATTGAAGTTGGTGGTACAGTAGGAAGGCGTTATCCAATAGGTGCTGATGCACCATCATTTATTAATCCATCATCTGAACCATTATCTATTTCAATGCAAAAACAAGATAAACTTAAAGAGGATATTCGTAGTTTAGTACAATTAGCACTATCAACTATTCAACCACGATTTGCTTCAGCTGAAAGTAAACAATTGGATGAGCGAGGATTGGAAAGCGGTTTAAGTTTTATTGGTTTAATTTTAGAGCACGGTGAGCGACAATTAGCTGTATATTTTGAAAAGTATCTTAATCATACAGATGATCCTGCTGTGATATCTTATCCTGAGCGCTATTCACTAAAAAGTGATAGTGAACGTATCAAGGAAGCAAATGATTTATATTCATTAGCTTTGAAGATACCATCAACTACGGCACAAAAAGAAGTAGCTAAAATTGCAGCTAAAAAGATTTTAGAAACAAAAGTACAGCGATCTATTCTAGATAAAATACTTCAACAAATTGATGATGCAAAATATATTACATCAGACCCAGAATTATTATATAAAGATATTGAAACCGGTTTAGTTAGTACAGGAACCGCATCACAAGCACGTGGCTATCCTGAAGCCGAATCAGAAAAAGCTGAACAAGATCACTTAAGAAGAGTTATAAGGATACAACAAGCACAAGTTAGTGATCCGGCTGCTCGCGGTGTTTATGATATATCAGGTCAACCTATTTCAGCGGGCGAACAGGAAAAGAAACTAAGTCAAAGTGCTGATTTACAAGAATCCGCTAAAAAGGCAGTTAGGGGCGAAGGTAAATGAAACTTTGGCGTAATAAGACGCCAAATAGAGATTATTATGCGGCACCAGATGCCAAGGATTGGGACCAACTGGTGGCAACTATAACTAATTTACAATCTGTGGTAACAGATGATATTAAAATTAATCAACCACAAGGAAGTCCAGTTGTATTTGATGGTTCATTAGCTTCAATTAATAATCCTTGTGTAGTTGGTTTAGTTGTTGATGATTATTATCAAGTTAGTGGCTGTATTGAATTAGAAAATTGGAACAAGATAACTGGTTATAATAATTTAATTCCCGGTGCAATTTATTATTTATCAATGTATATACCAGGTTCTTTAACTACTAACCCGCCTGATTTTGGTGTAATAGTTGAAATAGGCATTGCGTTAACTAACAAGAAGTTCAAAATAGACATTAAACAACCAATCTTTTTGGAGTAAAACATGGCAACACGTAAACCTTTGGTAATTGTTGACGGTCAACTTCGCCAAATGGCATCAGGTGATATTCTTGATGCTCAACTTAATGAAGTTGATTTTGTACCAGTTACAAACGATGAAGCAAATGCAATTGTAATTTGTACACCAGTTTACGTAAATGGTGAAGGTACAGTTAAGAAAGCAAAAGCTGATGCTCTTTCTACCTCTGAGGTTCTTGGTTTAGTTGTTGATACTTCTATTGCTGCATCTGCTAGTGGTAGAGTTTTAACTGACGGTAGGTTTACTGCAACTACTGGTCAGTGGGATGTAGTTACTGGTGATGTAGGTGGTTTAACTCCTGGCTCAGTTTATTATCTTAATCCAACTACAGCAGGTAAATTAACAACTACTGCACCAATTGCTGATAGTGAGGTAGTTGCCAGAATTGGTAAGGCATTAAGTGCAACAGTTCTTGAGATTAGTATCAATCAACCAATTCTACTGTAATGTTAAAGAAACCGCTTGTTCTCACTGATGGTGAGATTGAACAACTTCAATCTGGTGATATTTTATTACCAGTACCTAACGTACTATATTTACAAAATTGGGCCATTATAACAGTGCCAATTTGCAGTACGGTATATATTGCTGGCGCAAATGGAATGGAACTAGCGGAAGCAAATTCATATCCAAATGCTATTGGACTTTTAGTTTCAGAAGTTTTACAAACAGAGTATGGATATGCGCAGACTGATGGAAAATTAACTGCAACAACTGCACAATGGGATGTTGTTACCGGTGAATCAGGTGGATTAACTCCCGGTGCAGTTTATTATCTTTCCGGCTCTTCTGCCGGGAAAATAACTACGATACCACCTACAACTGGATACTTAGTTAAAATTGGAATTGCAGTTAATCAAACGGATTTAGAAATCAAAATAAGTAGACCAATAAAATTGTAGGGACTCTAAAATGAAGCCACGTTTTGTTTGCGGTATTACGGTATGGGATGGTGATTCTCCTGGACGTGATAGTGATTTAGGTATTAATGCCGCCCCAGATGGACCAGCATGGACTCGTTTAATTAAGGAAGTAGCAGGAACACAAACTCAAGTTAATTTGGATACTGCGGCTGCTGCTGCGGCTGATGCTAAGGCTGTAACCGCACAAGCTGCAGCCGCTACGGCTGACGCCAAGGCAGTAACAGCCGACGGTAAGGCTGTGGCTGCACAAGCTGCTGCTGCTACAGCTGATGCTAAGGCTGTAACAGCCGACGGTAAGGCTGTGGCCGCACAAGCTGCTGCTGCTACAGCTGACGCTAAGGCTGTAACAGCTGACGGTAAGGCAGTAGCCGCACAAGCTGATGCTACTACAGCCCTTGCTGATGCTGCTACAGCTGACGGTAAGGCAGTAGCCGCACAAGCTGATGCTACTACAGCCCTTGCTGATGCTGCTACGGCTGACGCTAAGGCTGTAACAGCTGACGGTAAGGCAGTAGCCGCACAAGCTGATGCTACTACAGCCCTTGCTGATGCTGCTACAGCCGACGGTAAGGCTGTGGCTGCACAAGCTGACGCTACTACAGCCCTTGCTGATGCTGCGGCTGCACAAGCTGATGCTACGACAGCCCTTGCTGATGCTGCTACAGCCGATGGTAAGGCTGTGGCTGCACAAGCTGACGCTACTACAGCCATTGCCGATGCTGCGGCTGCACAAGCTGACGCTACTACAGCCCTTGCTGATGCTGCGGCTGCACAAGCTGATGCTACGACAGCCCTTGCTGATGCTGCTACGGCACAAGCTGCTGTTGATGCCGTAGAATTAATTACTGCTGGAAATGATCCAAATACAACACATGATAAAGGAACTAAAGGTGCAGCCGCCGGTATTAGTGTGGTTGAGAAGGGTGATGGTGCAGTTCACAAAACTGTTATTACTCTTGCTACTGTTGCAGTAACAATTACTGATGGTACGGTCCCAGCTACCGATGCTGCTTGGGGTACGATTCCCCTATATACGTTTCCACAAGGACATATTGTGATCCTCGGAGCGCATGAAGTATTCCCGCTTGGCGGCATTGTTGCCGTAACTGGTGGTGGAGGGGGACTCTCAGATACCGCTGATCTTGAAATTGGTGTCGGTACAGCAGCACGTGCTAATGCGAGTAACTTCGCCCTTGGGGCAACTGAAGATGATATTATTCCAGGACAAGCTGGAGTTGATTTAGTTGCCAAGGCTTCTGATGCAATTGAATCAAATCCACTTGGTGCAGCCCTTTTCTATGACGGCTCAGCCGCCGCTGTGGTTGCTAATCTTAATGTCTGTACACTTGATGATGGTGATAGTGGTGTTAACTCAGATACGCTTAACGTATCAGGTACTATCACAATTATTTGGACAATTATGGGTGATGACTAAAAGTCAACGGCTCCGATCGTTTAAATGGTAGGACGTCTCTACTTCCAGGAGAAAATGTAGGTTCAAATCCTACTCGGTGCCCACTAACTAGACTAATTAAGAAGGAATTACAATGACACCATACGCTGATTCTATAGCTGCTGATAGTTATTTTGCTGAAAGATTATATGTAATTGCTTGGAATGAAGCATCAAGAACCAATAAAAATATTGCGTTAATTGAAGCGTCGAGACGTATTAATCATTTACGTTTTTCCGGAGATAAGGTAGACGAAAATCAGGAATTAGAATTTCCGCGTTACTATGGTGATGAACCAGATGGTACGGAAACTATACCGAATGATATTAAAATCGCTTGCTTTGAATTAGCTTATGCGTTACTTGATGGTGCTGATCCTGATTTAGCTTTTGAGAATCTAAGAATCATTGGATCACAATATGGTACAATGCGTGCTAATAAAGATTCTAGTTTCATACCAGAGCACATTTTAGCTGGAATACCTAGTTATACTGCATGGCGTTATTTAATGCCATACCTAGCAAAAAGTTCAACTGTACGAATTACTAGAATCTAATAACCGAACTGCGCCGGGCAACTAACAAGCAGGTGTAAAATGAGACCAAAATTCATTTGCTACGAAGGTGAGGGCAATCAGAATGAACAGACTTTTACACAGGATCAAGTTAATACTTTTCTAGCTGAGGAAAAACGGAAGCATCAAAAAACACAACAAGCTCTGGCGACTGAACTTGAGGGGCTTAAAAAGAACGCTTCATTAACTGCTGAGGAGAAAAAGGTTCTTGAGAAACGTATTGAGGAGCTACAAAATCAGTATATGACGGCTGAGGAAAAAGCAAGACATGCATCTGAAAAAGTACAAAAACAAACTACTGAGCAATTGGAGGCTTTGACTAAAGAGCGAGATACATGGCAACGGTTACATAGTCAATTATTAATTGACACTCAAATTATTAAAAGTGCTACAGAAAATAAGGCATATTATTCTGAACAAATTGCAGCACTTTTACGTCCAGTAACTAAGTTAGTTGAAAATCTTGATGAAGAAGGTAAACCAAATGGTGAATATACGCCAAAAGTTATGTTTGCAGATAAAGATAAGAATGATAAACCAATTATACTTGAACTTACAATACCAGAAGCAGTTAAGCGTATGACTGAATTAGATCAATTTGGTAATTTATTTGAAGGTAGTAAAAAGGGTGGTGTTGGTGGTAGTGGTAATGTTAGTGCTCAAAAAATTGATATAGCTAAAATTGCAAGAGAGAATCCAGTAGAATACCGCAAACTACGTAAAGAGAGACCGGAACTCTTTGTGTAAATATTCGGGTAAATCCGGGTGTCGTTAAGTGACACTTAATTAGGGAAAGAACAATGCGACCACGTTACGTTTGCTACGCCAATAGTCTTGATGCTTGGGTACCAGAAATTTGGGCCCAAGAGTCTCTGAGTATTCTCGAAGAGAGTATGGTTCTTGGTAATCTAGTTTATCGTGATTTTGAGGATGAAATCGCTGATTTTGGTGA